TGTGCTTTTCTCGACACACGCGCGCGCTCAGGCTCGAAAAAACAGGAACATACTACATTATGCCAAAGCGATACTCAGCAGAAGTAGTCGAGTCCGCCCTCTCGGTGCTCCTGGCATCGGCGGAGAGCAATGGCGGAGAACCCAACCTCTCGGCGGTTTCTCGCGAGACGGGACTGAGCCGAAAGGCGTTGCGCACATGGTGGGCAGATAGGGACAGAACCGGCACACCGGCCCCGGTTGAGCCGCTCCGGCTGGTCAAGCAGCCGGCCACCCCGCCGCCCGCTACGGTGGAGGGCGACCCCGCCTCCCCGGTGGACGTGTTCAGCCTCTCCGAAGTGGCGTTCCTGGAGGCGCGCGTCGAAGAAGCTACGGCGCTGTACGAGGCTGCGAAGCGGGACCGGTCGTATGTCGCGGCTGGGAAGCTGTTCGACCGCCAGACAGAGCTGTACCACCTACTCAAAGAGGCGCGGCGAGTCGCTGCCGATGCCACCGGTCTGGAGGAGACGGCGTTTCTGGAGCGCCTCGAAGACGAGGCCCAGCAGATGCCTGACCAGCACCTCGAGGTGTACGTCCGGGAGTACCTCCAGCGTCACCGCCTCCAGCTCGGGCCACGAACCGGGACCGGTGGCTGATGGTCATGGATCGGACACGGACACTGCTCAGCAATCAGGCCAGCGCCGCCCGCGCCAGCCGCGATCCGCTGTCGTACCTCCGTCTGACCGATCCGCAGCGCGCGTGGCTGTCGGTGACCGCCCGCCTGGCGCTCTGGCGCGGTGCCAACCAGATCGGCAAGTCGCATGGTCAGGCGGCGGACATCCTGCTTGCGGCGCGTGATACGCACCCCTACCGGCAGGTCCGCCGTCGCAAGGGGCCGGTCAAGCTGCTGGTGGTGTCCGAGAGTTGGGCGCAGATGGACCCGCTCTGCGAGAAGCTCTGGGAGCTACTCCCGAAGGATGAGATCGACCCGAAGGTGAAGTACGTTCCTGGTCAGGGCATCCAGGGTTTCAAGGAGCGCGTGATCCCCTTCACCAGCGGCCCCGGCAAGGGCTCGGTGATCTACCTCGCGACCTACCAGCAGGGTGCGGGCCGCATCGCGGGCTCCAGCGTGCATGGTGCCTACCTCGACGAGCCCCCGCCGGAGAGCGTCTACGGCGAGATCATGCCGCGCCTGTCGAAGCATCATGGATGGCTGCGGGTGTCGATGACGCCGACGCCGGAGAGCCCGCCGCTTGGCTACCTGAAGGAGAAGGTGGATGCCTACCAGCAGGGGGAGCGGGCCGGGAACCTGTTCGAGCTGCACACCCCGCTGTCCCTGGAAGCCCTGACGCTGCGGGGCGGTCTGGTCGAAGCACCCTGGAAGACGCGGGAGGAGCTGGACGAGATCATCGGCAGCTACCTCGAAGTCGAGCGCGGGATGCGCGTCAACGGGGACTGGGACCCGGTGGCCGTTGGGCGGTGGCTGACCAACTGGACGGACGAGCTGCTGGACACGCGGCTGATGCCCTCGGGCCGCGTGCATGTCGGGGTCGGGATCGACCACGGCGCGAAGGCGGGGCGCCAGTACGCCGCCCTGCTGGTGTGCGACGCTGCCGGGGAACGCGTCGGCGTGCTCGATGAGGTCCTCTCCGATGGCCGGACCTCGCCGCAGGAAGACGCTCAGAACGTCCTGCTGATGCTGGAGCGGAACGGCTTCCGCTGGCAGGATGTAGACTACTGGCTCGGGGATCGCGCGCATGGCGGCGACTACTGGGGCAATGAGAAGTCGAACAGGGACCTGATGCACGCGTTCAGCAAGATCCTGAAGCTGCCGAAGTACCAGCTCCAGGGCGCCGGTCTGCGGCTTCATGTGCCCTACAAGCGCCGGGGGTCCGTGACTCGCGGGCTCCGCCTGATGAACGGCCTTGCGCGCCACAAACAGCTCGTCGTGCATCCCCGCTGCGCGGGCTTCGTCGAGGCGGCGAAGAACTGGGACGGGCGCATGGACTCACCGCTGAAAGACCGACTCGACGGCGTGCGCTACGTCATCGAGAAGTTCTACGACCGAAACGTGCTTAGACCGGCTAAATCACCGACAGGCCACATCTTTTAGGAGCGCACATGCTTCACGAGTACGCTACCCCGCCAATGCCCGCCGATCCGGCGACTGCATCACGCTGGATGATCACTGCCCGCCGCGTCCGACTCCTCGAAGGCAACTGGGAGGTTGACCTGGATCGGGTGCTCACGACGCAGTTCGGGATCGCCCGCCGTGAGGCGATGGGGCCGGCCTCGACGAGCAAAAACACCTTCAAGCGGGTGTGCGAGGAGTTGAGCAGTCTCTACACCGAGACACCCCGGCCCAGGCACGCGGTGGGTGGTGAGGTGCCGGGCTTCCTGACGCCGATCTACGTCGGAGCCAACGGCTCGCCCATCGATGTCAGCCAGATCGCCCAGGATCGGCTCAGCCTGCTGCTCGCCAGCCGCCAGGTGGTGACCGCCCACCCTGGCATCGTGCCCGCCTTGTGGCCGCTGATGCGCCGTGCTCAGGTGTTGACCCTCGGCTGTCGTGAGGCGTTGGTGATGGCGGAGTGGTCGTCATCGCTGGGGCGCCCGGTCTACCAGATCCACACACCGGACACCTTCACCGCTGAGGCATCGCCCGATGCCCCCGATGAGCCGATCAGGATTCAGATCCTCCAGTGGCACATCATCGAGGGCAAGGGGCTGTGGTGCTGGAAGGTCTTCGACATCTCCGACCCGGAGAACCCGGCGCTCCGGATCGTGGAGTTCCGGCAGGACGAGCAGACCCCGCGCGACTACACCGCCGCAGTCCTCGGCGGGCCGCGCTCTGGCCCTGCCTACCCCTACCGCTGGGGCAGCGGCGCTCGGGCGGGCCGCCCCTTCATCCCTGGGGAGCTGTACCACGCGGAGGCGACCGGTCGCCTCTTTGACCCGAGCAACTGGAAGGAGCTGGTCGCGGCCACCTTCGACGTGGCGTGTGCCTGGACGTTCTGGCTGCACACGGTCTACCGCGCAAGCTGGCCCCAGCGGTACGCGGTCAACGCCTTCGTCGCCGGGACACAGGCGGAGGGCGAGGGGGGCACGCGGCGCTCCAACGTCCCCGCCGATCCCACCGCGCTGGTCCACCTCACCGCCGATGGCGAGGGTCAGCCGATGATCGGCCAGTGGGCGCCTGCCGCCGACGTGAAGACGCTTCAGGAGGCCATCGCGGCCTTCGAGGCGTCGGTGGTGTCCATCGCTGGCGTCGATGGAGCGAACCTGGTTCGAGAGTCCGGCGATGCCTGGAGTGGTGCTGCGCTGTCCATCAGCCGGGATGGCAAGCGTGAGGCGATGAAGCACTTCTCGCCGCAGTTCCGCCCCCGCGATGTCTGCCTCATCGAGAAGATCGCGGCACTCTCCAACCTCGCACACACCGCGAAGATGCCCGGTGCGCTCGGCTTCCTGGTCCCGGAGAGCGGCTACCGCCAGAACTACACAACCCTGCCGCTGTCGCCCCAGGAGCTGAAGGCGCGCCAGGAGCACAACGGCCAGATGGTCGCAGCGGGCCGCATGTCGCAGGTCGATGCGTACCAGGACGAGCACCCCGGCACTACCCGCGAAGAAGCAATTGCAGCTCTCCAGCGCATCGCAGAAGACAACCTCCTGTTTCCCCCTCCCGCCCCACCGGCCCCGGTGGGCTTCAACCCTGACCCGATGACGGTCAACAAGTAGGAGATCCCGATGGCCTACAACTGCCCCCACTGCAAGGAAGCGATCCCCGATGCCATCAGCAAGGGCGAGCTGACCAGCAAGATCGAGAAGCACAACACCCTCACCGGCGCGCTGGAGAAGCAGATCGCGGACATGGAGAAGGCGGCGCGCTCTGCCGACCGGACCCACAACGCCGCGCTCCAGGCGCTCCGGGAGGAGCTGACCAACAGCCACACCGCCGCGCTCCAGATGGCTCGGCTGGGGCTCGACGAAGACGCCGCCGCCGTGGCCGAGCTGCTCCACGGTCGCCTCCCGGCAGAGGGCCGCCCGGCGCTGACCGACTGGCTCCAGGCCCAGCGGGACGATCCGGCGACGGCCCATCCGCTGCTCCGCAGCTACTTCGGCGACAAGCCCGCCGCGACTGCTACGCCAGCCGCAGAGCCCCCGAAGACCGCG